ATCTCAAACTGCGATAAGATCCGTTGTTTAAAAGTTCGGGATTTTCTACTCCTTTGGATTTTATGAATTCGTACATATCTTCGTTCGATGTCCCATTTTCTGTCATGTCCATCAATTGGATCTGCAGGTTATTCATCATTTCTGTTTCTTTGGCTTTTTTTGCCTGGAGATGTTCCCCAAAGACAGAGAAGAAGGAATTCCTTTCGGTCTCTTCCAGTGCGGCTTTTTCCTCGTCAGACATAACATGATGTCCCAATTCCTCTCCGTATAGTTCTTTATAGCGTTCTGATACATCGTTTAGATAGTTGTTTCTTCTTGCGGCTTCTGTCCCGCCTGCGCCGCCGTTATGGGAAAGGATTGCCAGTTCATCATCGCCGCCGTGGTATTCCAAATCTTTTTTGTACAGTTTTGCCGCCGCTATGATGCTTTTTTCCGGATCTTTTCTATCCGCCGGATCCAGCCCTACAGATAGGCCTGTATCTGATTTAAATTGGAATGGTCCTAAGGTAGGATCTCCGTCATTATCATCATGATAGGCTTCCGGATTAAAAGTGGATTCCTGCATACACATCGCTTTCAGGTTT